AACAGGCCGTAGAAGTTTTCTTCGCCTATGTCGTTGATCACTATCAGCGCAGCTTCACCGAGGCTGTTGTTTTCCACTGAATAATAGATCTGTGGTACACCGCCCTGTTCTTCTCCACGATCGTGTATGTATCTCAGTATTTCTCGCATGTGTTTGACCTGCTGCTGCACTGGAGTTTGGTTGTGATGCCATTCTGCTACCTGGGTCATTGTAGGCATTTCATAGACCTGTATGGCACCATAGTCTCCGCCTGTGCCTAGGCTGGGATCTAGAGCCACTAGATAGGTGGCCTTGGGATCTATGTCTTTGTACCAGCGTGTTTGTCCCATGGTCATTGTGGGATCTGAGCCTGCTAACTCGACCAGTTTCACAGAGTTGATCAGCGTTTCATCAAAGATCAAGAATTCACATTCAAACTCACGACGAAAACGTTCTTCACCAATTTTAGATCTTTCCACGTTGGCCCATGCGTCATCTCGATCTGGATGCTCTGACCAATGAGCTGTGTATGAAGCAAATCCGTTCTGTCCTACTTCGGCTTCGTTGCCAAATTCGTCAAAACGCTTGTTGGCCTCGGCCCATATCAACGCAAACTGATCTTCGTCTGAGTTTGGTGTGGATGTGATTATACACTTACCACCAGTGGCTAGTGTGGGACTCAAAGCTGTCCAAAACTCTTTGGCTTTTTCTGGCGGCTGCACAAACGCAAACTCATCGCAGTAGATCAATGAAAGAGATTTACCACGACCAGTGTTTTCTGTTGTAGTTGTGGCCTGTATCCTAGCACCGTTGTCATATTCAATGGTGTTTCTGTTGTATGAATAAACTCCTGCACGAATAAAGTCTGGAAGATTTTCATAACCAAATCTATATCTGTCCATGATGTCTTTGGCACCTTCATACTTGTGGGCAGCTATCAACACCTGACAGTCAGGTATGAACATGGTGTACCAAAGCAGATAACCAGTAGCACAGGTGGTCTTGCCCATCTGGCGAGGCAGCATGGCTATACACTGCCTATTAGTGTGTATGCTTTTTATCAATCTTTCTTGATATTCGTAGGGTTCAAAATTGATAGCGCCACGAGTTGGATGCTGTATCTTTAAAAAGTTAGTGCAGAAATACAAAGGTCCTGTGACAGGATCCAAGCAGGCTTCAAGATGCTTGACCTCATCCATTGTGTATTTGGTCTGAGCATGAGCCTTTTTAATCAGTACGCCGTCTAGTGATTTTCCCATATGTTTATTTACTGAAAAAAATAGGCTCCGTAGAGCCTATTTGGGTGTGTGCTGGATTTATGTAGTTGGCAGAGTGGTACCGTCAATATTAGTAACAGTGACATCTGTGTGAGCTGCTTTTGGTGTGATTGGTGCTTTCACCGTGAGAACTTCTTGATTCTCAATGGCATTAGTGCCATCAAATACACGATAACTTCTTTTGAATATATCCGTGCTGGTCACTGCTGTGCTGACATCGGTCACGTAGTCCTGATAGCCTTTGGTAATGCCTCTTACCACAAGCTCCTCTATGGCTAATGCAGTAGTTGAACAGGTAGTTGCTGAGGCCAGTGTTTCGTGATCTGAATTCTTAGCCACACCACCGCTAACTCTGCCTTCGGCGATCAGGAAGTTTTGTACGTTGCCCAACACAAAGGCATCTCTGTCATACTGCACGGTAAAGGTAAGTGTAGTAGTGGTGTCGTCTGCATTGTCTAACACGCTTGGACCTGTAGCTTCTAGTTCTTCTATGTCTAAGATCCTAAAATCGCCACCTCGGCCTAGATTTTCTAAAATTCCTTGCCAGCGTAGATTGCCTCTGGCTCTGCGTCGGCCAATTGCTGTGGTAGTGACCTGTGTGGCGAACGCACTGTTGTCTCTGGTTTCAACGCCACCTGCATCTTCATTAGCTGCTGTGGTTGAATAACCTGTGAGATCAATTACCACACGATATAACCCCGGTGTAAGTTGATCTGTGTTTTGTTGGAATCCTGATGCCATTATTTCGCTCCTTTAGCTTCTGCCAAACGTTGCATGAGTTCTGCACGTATGCCGGCACGTAGTTGTTCTTTGCTTTCATATGCTCCAGCTGCCATAGGATTGTCACCGCGATATGGTTTGCCGCTGAAGCTTTTCTTTGGTCTGTTTAGATCGTTGCCTTTGTTCATCACATCGGCGATAGTCTTGTAGCCGGGTTCGGAATCGTCTACACTGTTGCCGAACGCTTCATCTTTTTCTTTTTTCTCTGCGTCATGATCGTCCATGTCATGATCGCCGTCGTCATCACGGTCTAGAGTTTTGATCAATGGTTTTTCATCAGCGTGATCTTTTTCATGTGCATCTAGATCTCCGCTGTCATCATAGTCACTGTCCATTTCACCGCCTGGCATATCATCGTTGTCTGCGTCTAGATCTGGCAGCATTTTTAAAGGACCTCGGTCTAGGTCTCCAAGACCGCCCATTGGAGGCATGCCTGCTGGTTTGTCCATAGGCTCAATACTGATACTCGGTGGCATCATCGGTTTATCCATGCTTGGATTCACTTTCGTCACTAATTTCATCAATGACTCGATGTTGTCCATGCCTTGGGCATTTAGATTGATGCTCATTGTAGGTGGTGGTGTGTCTGGTTTTGGCGGAGTCATGCTCATGGGCGGAGACATAGGCGGTGCCATTGGCGAATCCATGCCGCAACCTCCCTCATTTGTGGGTTGATCCAGTTCACGCATGCGTGCCATTAATTGATTGAAATCCATGTATTAACTCCCTAGGGCGCTTTTAGCACCTGCTTTGTCTTGTTTGCCCTTAGGCAGTTTGTATTCCACGTTGATGCCATCCTTCTTGCGATCTTTGGCAGCTTTAGTTAAATCTTTTAAGAAACTCTTGTTGAAATCATCTCCGAAATAATCTTTGTGTTTGATTTTTCCTGTGCTTTTGTCCATGTCCTGTTCATCTAACAGTGCATCACCTGTGGGCTCATTGTCCATGAGCAGCTGATCCATTTCTGTAGGTTCGCCGCTGCCGCGTACACGAAAACAGTCTTCAGTGATTCCGGAGCCCTTGATCATAACAGCAATTTCTGGAGGAGTTACCGGATATTCTGTAACAACTTCAAACACAGTGACTTCCATGTTGCTTTTGTTTGGAAAATCCAGCGGAAACTTCTGTATAGGTGTTGTGCTCATCTTTTCAAAGGTCACGACCTTGCAGCGTTCTAGTTTGGTCTTGAGACTTTCCTGAAAATTCTCAGGAATGTCGCCAGCAACTTTGACCTTGAAGCTGTAGATTTTTTTGTTTTCAGTGAGATATTCTTTAAAAGTTTTCATACTTGTATTTATGCTTTTCCGCTTAATTTTTTCAGCAGCTCGTTGCGGTCTGTGATCACATAGGCAGCACCGTTGATGACACCGTCTTGTTCATTACCTGCGTCATTGTCTATTTTCAGCTTCTTTAGTTGTAGATCTACGCTCTTGAGTTTTTTATCTATCTTATTGGTTTTAGCAGTGATAGCGTTGCCCATCATGCTAGCAGCTACTTCAAAGATACGCCCTGCATATCTAACTTCTACGTTCATACCAAGATCCATTAGATCATCATATGCAGCTTCTGCTTTTTTAGCCAGCTCGTCTAGTTCTCTATCATCTAACTCATCGAGCTCTTTGATCTGCGGCAGTCCTCTAGTGATTTCGGCCACTCTGCGATAGCTGTCATCCAGGCTCTGTACCTGTTCATGTGTAGGTGCTTCAACTGGCGTTGCTGCCGTGTGTTCTGTGGTTTCTAGATTTAACAATTCTTCAAGTCTTTTGGTCATATCATACTTATCTTCGTTTTGTGCCTTGATGGAAAATGTCTGTTTCGTTTATCACCCTAAATTTTATGTTCTGCTGTTTGCACCAAGCGTTAGCAGCTTCCCATTTGGCCATGTTTTTCACATACTGCTGTTGATTATATTGGCTTCTGCCCACAGCTTCTCTAAATGTGTGATTAGAAGGTTTAACTTCTACAACTTCTGCGTGTTTAGCACCATTCTTATCTTGATACACGATAAAAAAATCTGGCACATATATGGTACTGCGACCAGTCAGGGGATCTCTATAGGGTATCTTGATGCTTTCTGAGGCCCAATTCTGTACGCCTGGGTGTTCATCCAACATCCGCATGAACACGAATTCCCATGAGCTGCGAGCCAACGGAGTTTTTAATCCTACGTACTTGGCAGGATTTTTCATTTCAAATCTACCCTGTGCGAATTTGCCCATTATGCAGCTATGTTTCTGATCTGGGCAGGTTTGACATCTGCGGTTCTAAACCCCAGAAGGCTGGTTGGCACACGATTATTGTTCAGTATCTCTCCAACTAATTGGCTGAGTTTGTTTTTGTTCGTCCCGGTAAGCGTATCTAAGATCTGTGAGATAGGAGTAGCATCAATCTTAGCCTGGCGCAGCAGTGTCATAGCCACAGTGGCAGCTGCATCTGAGTCAAAACCTGCGGCAGTGAAAAAGCTCACAGCGGCTGTGACGTCGTTGGCTGCGAACTCCAGCGCAGCTTCACCGTAGGTGTCAAAATACAGCTTGGTACCTGCGGCACTGTCTTGGATTTCAAATGAGGGTAGATTGGTAGCCATGTTATGCTTGATTTCCTGGTGCTGGGGGGAAGTCTCCTACCAACGGTCGTTGAGTAGCTGTGGTAGATGGCGTCGGTGTCGCACTCTTTGGAAATGCCGCACCTATAACTCCACCTACTGTAGATATAGCTGATGAGATATTTCCTGGATCGCTGAGTATATTGATGGCTTCTGATTTCAACTGTGCCGGTGTTAGAGATTTAAAATTCTTGTAGGTGTTTATTGATGCAATGGCAGTGCTGAGAAACCCTCCTTTGCTGTCGAACGCAGCACCGGAGCCGATATTTCCGAATATCTGCTCTAGCCCGTCTAGGACACCGCCTTCGCCGGTTAGTGTAGCAACGCCGCCACCTGCCACTGATATAGGGCTTGGCATAGAATCATAGTGAAGTGTAGCGAATCCTTTGGGATTATTAAATGATACCTGTCCCGCTGAATATTTAACTGATTCATATTCCAAAGTCATGGTACTTTCTGCAAATTCACTAGCTGCATAATCCATGTTACCGTGATTCCATGATTTGATTCTTGGATTAATCAAAGTGTATCCTAAAAATCTTCTGCGTGCCATGGTATAAATGCTAACTGATTTAAAAAATCCAGCAGTGACATCGTTGTCCATACCGTATCGGAAATTGTCTTTAGGAGTATCAGCCGCACGATATTTGGTTTCAGAATAGGCCGATTCTGGCAATTGTCTATCAGCAATATAATATCCATAATATACAGCCCACATCGCATTGATAACTCCCGTAGCATCATCGTGCATGGTTATGGACACAGGGTCGTAATTGAAATTCTTATAGACTAATTTTTTTCTATTATACTGATTTTTTACCACACTATCAAAATTATACTTAGGTAGTTCTACTGTTTTGACTAGCAGGCCAATTTCTTCATGATGTTTTTGTGTAAATGCAGGAACACGCACCACACTTTTGTCTAGATCAAATCTCACATAGTAGTTGAACTTGGTGCGAGGAGCCAGCCGCATGTTGCCATCTATGAACAACTTGGTGGCATGGCGCCAGTTTGCGCTCTGACCTTTAGGAGTTAATAAACCTTCGCCGACACCAGTGAGAAATCTTGTAAAATAGTTTGCCATACAAATATTTATGTCACAAAAAAAGCTCGAATAATCGAGCTTTTCTTGATTATAGGTTCAATTAACCCTGTGTAGTTGATGCACCAGTTACGGCTGCACCAAGAGAGCGTCCTACTGCTGCACCAATACCACCAATCGGGCTAGTAGATGCTGCGCCTGCTGCGAACTGAACCAAATTATCGTAGGCGAGCGTCAATGCCACCGTCATATGTTCATTGGTAGAATAGTTGGCATCACCGTAGTCTGCGTTCTGAACAAAGCATCCATATAGTTCGAATGTTTCTAGAGTTGAAGGAACCAAAGCGCCGTTACCACCGTCTAAGACTTCAATGCGTGTGGTAAATTTATAGTCGATACCTGAACGAGCAGATGCCTGTTCCATGAAATCGTATTGTTTCTGGATCTGTTGTCCCACAAGTTTTTGCACTTGACCGCTGGCATCATCACGTAAGGTCAATGTAATATTTTCCAGGGTATATCTTCCGGCCAGTTTGACTTTGGAATTATAGATGTCTAAGGTCATTTCTTCAAATGACACCTTGGGTCTAGTCACGTCCTGTACCTGCTTGGTAAGTTCTGTGGCAGCGGCAACTCCAAAACCCAACAATGTAACCCTAAAGCGATATTTTAATTTAGGCATCAACAGCACTTGTGTGCTGCCAGCTGCGTTAGTTGTTGGAATACCTAAATTATTCAGTGATGTAATTGCCATTTTTAAATTTCTCCTGTGTTCTTGACACGTAACGGAATGTAAATGAACTCAATCGCCTTCACGGGTTCAATTGCAATATCAACATACAGTTCGTTGCGATCTATCCTTGCAGGTGTGTTGTTGCTTTCGTCACAGACAACCGCAAAGTCGTAGAGTGCTCTTAGTCCTACTAGTTCTAACAATAGACTATCTACAGCTTGTTTGATTTCATCACGTGTGATTTTATCATTGGGTTCAAAGATATACGGACGAGCTAGCTTGTTCAACTGGCTGCGTAGATATACCACTAAACGTGCTACATTGATACGATCCAATGCTGAAGCGTTTCTTGCGCGAGTCTTTTGTCCGTGTGCTACTAATCCTATTCCGTTGAAGAATGGAATTGGATTGATCTTAAGATCATACAATGTATCACGCTGTCCTTCGTTTAGAGCTACAGTTTGGAATTCACCTGTGGCAGCGTCAATATAACCCACTGCTGTTGCATTAGTAATACCACCTCGACGTGTTCCTGCTGGTGCAAACCATGGGAAGCTGACGTTGTCACTGAGTGTGATGGTCTTCAGCATCATGTGGCTAGCTGGAACCACTGCAGGCGAACCGCTGAGATCAGTGGTGAATCCGTTTGGATAATAAACCGCCAAATACTCATCATATGTAACAACACCATCGTCACCGTTGTCTGTGACTAGGTTAGCATTAGTACCCCATGTGGTTAAACTTGTGGCATCTGAAGGTAGTCTCAACGGTGTGTCGCCAACCACGAACGCTGTAACACCGCGATCGATGTTTAGATTCACTAGATTGCTCAACAGTTCTGGATAACCAGGAGCAGCTATGATGTTGAAATTGCGGCGTTCTTCGTCACGGATCTCTTGACTGGTATCAACTACACTCTTCAAGGCCTGTGTTACAACCTTGCGCTGTGCTTTGCGACCAAATGATCCTGAGCCATCTTCGTTGTTGCCTGAAGCTGTGGTCCAACGGTCTGTGGCATAGGTTTCCATGCTTTCACCGCTGCCGCTGACAAATGCTGAACCTGCTAGTGTAGCTGCACTGGTTCTTGGATTATCAGCGGTAGTATCAATGTAGCTGTTTTGATACTGTTTGACGTTACCTCCGCTGCGGCGTAGGTTCCATAACAGCATACCCTTAGGATATAGTGCAGGATCCGGAGCGTCTGGATCTAAGAAGTTGTTGGTAATTAGGTCTTCTATGGTGCTGGCCACTGTTGAAGTACCTGCGGTATTCCAACGTGCATCTGCAAACAACACACCTTCTTCTGTGGTATCGTCTGCTTTGTCTACCAGTTCCCAACGCTGTGCAAGATCAGGTACATCACTCAAGTTGGTGTTGTATCTGTAAATGGTAGGATAATTTTCAAGATCCGCTGTGCTGATCCATATATCACCATTGGCAGTTACGCTGGCCTTGTAGGGATTTGAAGCTGACACTATAGGCAGATATCCGTTTCTCAATGTTGCTGTGGCTGCTTCATAGTACGGTGCTGTCGAATGACGATATCCAACCCATGTATTACCATTGTGCACCATTAGATCAACTTCTGAGAAGTTCGGATTATACCATAACTGACCGTCCTGTGGCTCGTTCAACGGAGCATCTGGAGAAGCAGCAAATCTTGGATCCGAGGCTGCTAGTGGCTTCCAACCAGAAGCTAGGTAGCCTCCTACTGCAGATTCTGCAGCGTAGAAGTTTTCTGTGCCTGCTAGTGTGTCTATGTTGTAAGCAGTAAACATACTGGCCACTGCGGTGCTTACTGTATCTACTAGTCTAAAATCTCCACCTAGTGTGTGACTGATAATTAATCTGTTAGATGTAAGGCTGACTGCTGTAACAGAAGCCACAATGTTGGTAAATCCAGCTGCGTTAATAGCCGCAGCCATTAGTTCTGCATCTGCGCTGGTATTGACTGCTGTAAATGTAATTGTTTTCGCAGTGTCTAGGGCAAGTGTGGTTTTCAGTGATTCACTGATGGTAAATGTTTTGGTACCTGATGATCCCAATGTGCCGTTTTTAATTATATTGCTGGTGATGCTGGTAGCTGAACCTACAGCAATATTTCTACGCCATAATCTAAATGTTGCTGTAGCAGGTGTTGTGTCAAGACCAGATGTTTCTTTGGCATTTGACTGTGTGAATAATGCATCTTCTGCAATACCTGCACCGCCTCCGCTGCGATCTAGATAGTACAGAGCTGCTGAGGTGGTGTCATAGATAGGTGCTTCATAGCTGACCCATGACAGTGTGGCTGAGCTCCAACGTTTGGCTCTCAAACGAGCGCCGTTATTGGGTTCGGTGGTTTTGACCCACACACTGCCAGTGGCTGCTCCGCCTACCGTTCCGGCATTATCTGCAAGTTTGAACGCAGGTATTGATGTATGGGGTTGTTGTGCTAGACGAGGATTGAGATATGTTCCTGCTGTCAATCCAACATTACTTAAAGGAGATGTTCCAACCGCTATTACAATTCTGCCATCTGCTCCGGTTGAGTCGTCGGTGGCGCTTGTTTCACCATTGGAGTAAATGTACAATCTACCGCTGATGGCCTGGGCGCTGACTCCTTCAATACTGCCAGAGTTAATAGCTGAGGCCACTTGCGTAATAGTTCCTGTACCAGTGACCAAACTGTTGTTTATATAAAAATCATAAGTCACTGAAGTATTAACTGCTGTCCCGCTAACTGTAGGCCAGCTAGACTGCCATTCGTTAGATCCAACTAGAACCCATTCGCCTGCATCAACCGCAGCTACATTGCCACCAGCAGACGCTGGAGCACCGGGACTCTTGTAATAGATTCTAGCATATTCTTCTTCTGCACCAAAACTAGTGTCACCTTCCACTGTGCGGAAAACCACAGCATAGTCACCAATCTTGCCTACTCCTTCTTTTGGGGCGTTGCCATTAAGAACAATTTTTGAAGGATAGTCTGCGTCTGTGAGTACGATTGGCACTTTATATGTGAATTTCTGGCCGCCTGCTACTGTTGCAGCGGCACCATTCCACTCTTGGATACCCCAGGTTGTGGCCTGCGTATCAATCCACCACTGGCCGTTTGTGGGATTCGCTCCCGGGGCGTCAGTCTGTGCTTCTAGTTCGTCTAGGTCGACATCTGCTCTTACGATAAAAGCAGCATTGCTTACACCCAATAAACTGTAGGCTGTAAGCAGTCCGTATTCGTTGCGCTCTGAACCATGTACAGGAGTAGCACTGGCTGTTTTCTCAAAGAATGGAACGCCGAATGTTTCTGTAAGTTCTCGCTGGCTGGTTATCTTAAAGGCCTTGCCAGCATTGGCCGCTGTGGTACCTAATGCAGTGCCTGTGCCTGCACCATTGGTTTTATCTTGCGCTGTTGCTACTACGATAAGAGGTGTGGTACCAGGTTCTGCTGGTGTATAAAAACTCTCGTCGATTACCGTAACTTGTACGCCTGGTGATTGTAGTGCCATCCCATTTTCTCCTGGTAATAGTTGCTCATAATATTTAGCTGTATCAAGTAAAAATGGATGATTACGTGCCAATCAAAAGGGGCGCAAAAGGTACAGAAGCGTTAAATATCTGTATGAGACCACTATGCAAGTGCGGTGCAAGACCCTGTGCTGTGAACTATAAGAAAAATTCCAAGACCTATTATAGAAGTCTCTGTGAAATCTGTATGGCTCATGGGTTATACACAGGAGTGCCACGATGGTTGCGCAGTGGCTATAGAATGAAATCGCAGTGTGAAAAATGCGGGTTTCGTTCTCCGCATGCGGAAGTTTTTAGAGTGTTTCACATGGACGGCAATTTAGACAACTGCCGAGCTGCGAATCTTAAAACCATATGTCTAAACTGTGCTGGCGTTCTGAGCAAAGAAGGAGTCACTTGGCGTCAAGGTGATCTCGTTGCTGATTATTGATCTCACAGTATCGTAGAGCTCGTCTATGCTGTGATCGTTGATCAAGATATGATCAAACTCTGTGCCCACCCAAGCAGTCTCTGAAGCGTGTATCTTTCGCATCTTGAGATCTTGATGAGCCCAATTATAGCCTTGATTAGCTGCCACTGCGGTATCATACCACTCGGGTAACGCACCACGTTGCACCCAAATGATTTTACCGCCCGCATTGCGTATGCTGGCAATTTCATTAGGAAAACGGCAGTCTGAGATTACCACATGATCCTGTGAATTTCGCAGTTTGTTTTCTAAACTGGCTATCCAGATATCATCGTGGAAGGATTTTCTACAGACTTCTGTGCCCCAGTATTGCAAGACCCATCGAGGGGTTAGCGTAGGCATATCTAAGCGTTTGGCCCACCATGGATCTACCTGTTCGCGCCACTCACGAGCTGCTTTAGTACGACCTTCCAACATGGTTCTGTCCCAACCAAATACGGCTGCCACAGCATCTTTCAGTGTGCTGGCAAATGATTCTCGTCTAAATTCGTGGAAGTTAACCAGATAGTCTGCGACGGTGTCCTTGCCGCTGCCAATAAAACCACATACTCCTATAATCATAAATGTCTCCTTACAAAGACAGTATACTATAGAATAATCAAAGAGTCAAGAATTTTTAGCCAATTATCCAAGAATACCCTGAACCGCCGGGCACTAGCTTCATTAGGTCATCCACTAGTTTTTCCATTTCTGCGGCAGCTTCAGTTTTCATAGCAGCACCGTTGAGCCCCGAACCACCCTGTGGTCCTGCGATCTGTGCGAATTTTTCACGTGCTTGGCCCAGCATCATCTTGCAGTTGGCCAAGGTATAGTCCTTGATCCACTGCCCAGAATACACATCATCTATGATAGCGAAGTCGGGTTTGGTATTATAGACCTGTAGCATCACAGACTCTTCGCCTCTAGGACGTTGATGTATGATCAGCTTATGGCTCTGTGGGTGCCATGTGAAGTTGATAAAGGAGCCGAACATTTTGCCCACCAGTTCCTGATATTGTGCAAACAGTTCATAGGTAGCTAATCCGCCCATGTTAGTCGAGCTTAACAGATAGGTATTGGAATAGGCTAAATTGAACGGTTCAAACACCGTTCCACCTGTGCCATTGCCCGTTCTAGATCCCACTGAACGACGGAATATCTGTCTAACCTGTTGTATTTCTTTAGGAAGGATATATTCGTTGTTGCTTTCAGTTAGTGTGAGAAAACAATAACTTTCCTCTACAGCGTTATCACTGCGCTGCCTAAACACAGCTAGACTGCGATTCAGTGCGGTTTCGTAGTGTATAGGGTCTAGTTCTATGTCGATCATGCCGTCACCCAGCATGGCCTTGCAGTAGTCAAAAACCTGTTGTTTTGCTTGATCAGTTGTGCTCATGATAGTATTTATCGTAGCGGTAAATATATGACTATGCCAAGACTCAGTCTCTACCGGCCCCAAAAGGGCAATGATTACCGATTTATAGATAAAACCATCTGGGAAATGTTCCAGGTTGGCGGCACGGATGTGCTGGTGCACAAATATCTTGGGCCCGATACCGCTGTGCAGGGCAACACTCCTTCGACGCCCACGTACAACACAGACGATCCCTTTAACATACAGGATCTATTGTTCTTAGAAAATCGAGATCGCAAATATGATCCCGACATTTATCTGCTTAGGGGGGTGTATAATCTCTCAGACATAGATTTCAATCTCAGCCAATTTGGACTGTTTCTACAGAACGATACTATTTTTATTACGTTCCACATCAACGACACTGTGGAAAAGATAGGTCGTAAAATCATCGCAGGTGATGTGATAGAACTGCCGCACCTCACAGATGAATATGCGTTGAACGATCTTCAGTATGCGCTGAAAAGATTTTATGTCATCGAAGAAGTAAGCAGAGCAGCAGAAGGATTTTCTGTGACATGGTATCCGCATCTGTACAGAGCCAAATGCAAACCATTGGTAGACAGCCAAGAATATAAACAGATCTTAGACGGCATAGCCAACACAGACTCCGACCGAGGCTCCTACAATGCTGATATCACTTACTATCCTGGAGACATTGTCACAGGCGCAGATGGCAAGAAATATCAGGTCACCCAAGAAGTAACAGGAGTTGCACCTCCCAATGGTACCTACTATGTGATCGCTGACACGCTGAAAGATATCATCTCTACCTACAACAAAGAAATGCAGATCACGTCAGCTGTATTAAATCAAGCAGAAGCTGATGCTCCTAAGAGTGGATATGATAACAGCAAGTTCTACACCTTGCAGAGAGCAGAGGATGGCACAGCGGAACTTGCTTCGGTAGATGCCACTGCTGTGACTGTAGATGCTGAGACACAGGCCACTGACATAGATGGCACACCGTTGTTTGATGCAGACGGCAATCCTGTCTACGTAGGACAGACTGCAAGCTCGATGCTTATGTCTGCAGACGGCGACGGCTATAACGGGTATCTGACCAGAGATGGCCTGCCGCCTAACGGCGCTCCATTTACTGCTGGTATCGCATTTCCTATCAATCCCACTGTGGGGCAGTTTGCTCTTAGGACTGATTATCTACCCAACAGACTGTTTAGATTTGATGGCAGACGTTGGACTAAATTTGAGGACAATGTGCGCATGACCATGAACAATCTCGGAGCCAGTGATGTGGCTGCAGGTGGTACCTATGCTGGCAAAGATATTCGTCAGACACAAAAGGCCACGTTTGTCAACAACACCACAGTGACTACCATAGATGGTCATGAGACCAAAGAAAAGCAGAGCCTTACCAAGGCTCTAAGACCACAGGCGGATGAATAATGGATTTTTTCTATGACGGACAAATAAGACGCTATGTAACACAGTTCATGCGTGTGTTCATAGGCTTCAAATACAAAGCTGGCAATGGTGATGAGATCAGTGTGCCTGTAAGCTATGGTGACCAGGCACGCCAGGTAGCTGCTATCATCAAAGAAAATTCAGAAAATAAAATGCCGTCTGTGCCCAAGATCAGCTGTTATATCAGTGCCCTAGAAATGGATACGTCGCGGCTCAGTGATCCTACGTTTGTTTCTAAAGTGCATGTGAGGGAACGCAGATTCACAGATGCTGCGGGAACTAGAGAATATCAAAATGCGCAGGGTGGCAACTATACCGTAGAAAGACTAATGCCAACTCCTTTCAAGATGACCATGAAAGCAGACATATGGACTTCTAACACAGATCAAAAGCTGCAACTGCTGGAACAGATCCTTGTGCTGTTTAACCCTAGTCTAGAACTACAGACCACAGACAACTATCTAGATTGGACCAGTCTCAGCACACTGTATCTTACCAGCACAAACTTTACCTCAAGGACTATTCCTGCTGGTGCGGAAAGCGAAATAGATGTCTGTAGCCTTGACTTTGAAATACCAATCTATATCACTGCCCCTGCGAAAGTTAAAAAATTAGGTATCGTACAGACTATTATTTCAAATGTGTTCACAGAAACTGGAGATGTTGCTGATCTCGAACAGTTAATTTACAATCGTGAAAAACCAACAGTATCTATAGTAACTAATTCTAGTAACAGATATCGTGTGCTGCTGTTTAAGTCTAACACAGGCAACCTCACAGACAATCAGTATGACCTCACGCTGGTCAATCCTGACGCAGCAGTCTTATCACTGGGACTAGATGCACAAGAATATAAAAATGGTGAGCCCGTAGAATGGGATCGTATCCTAGAAGTACAGGGCGGATATGTACCAGGCAGCGATGTGTTTTTTCTCAAAGATAGTGACAGTGAAATTGTTGGCACATTTGTGATCAATCCTTTAGATAGAACAGTATTGACTGTGACTCTAGATCCAGATACCTATCCTGCTAACTCAGATATAGCAAGTGCTATAGAAACTCGTGGCACCGTGGATGCTATCATCGATCCTTACAAATACAATCCTCTAGAAGTGTATGGTAATCATGCTGGTATTCCTATAGGTTTGAGATTCCTCATGTTGGAGGATGTCAACAACAGTGCGAATCGCGGAGGATTCATCGAATACCCTAGTAATCCCGCAGACAGCACCAATGTGCCTTATCGCGGACCACAGGCTTGGCGTGAGCCCGGCAACGACGATTCGTCATGGGAAAACCAGGACGGCACTGATCCTGTAATCACAGCTAACTCCATCATAGAATGGTCCGGAACCAAGTGGAACACTATCTGGGATCCCGATGATAACACCTTACAAGATGATGCCGTTATTGATCAAGATTTCGAAGCCACCTATATCCAAAACATCCGCACAGGTATCAAATACAAATGGGACGGCTCGCAATGGCTCAAGGCCTTTGAGGGCGAGTATGCGCCAGGACGTTGGAACTTCAGGATGGTCTGACGCTAAGTACTCACATGCAACAGCGTGCCGGACTGCTATTTTTAGCCAAAACCACAGGTAGAATACTGTTGATCCTCGAGGATCAACGATGGACTGTACCTACTTTCGTGAGAACAGGACCTTTGTTGGAAGACAGTGCTCCGCTGCTCAAAGATTATGCCACAGGCAGAATACTGCCTATTGAGTTGTATCTGTCAGAGGATCGAGGATTTGAATACGGCACCTATGTGTGTGTGGTTGATCAAGAATTTCTAAACTCTGCGGTGCGGACTGTGTGCTGGGCCGATCTAGATGATCTTCCTAAACAACTGCATCTGGGTTTGAAAACCACGCTGAATAATCAAGTGATCAGAATTAAAATTGAAACTATCATGGAGTTAGAAAATGTCAAGCCTACTACAGAAATCTAGTAGATTTCAACAAGACCACGAACGGTATCTAGCCAAGATTGAACAGATTCCAGAAGGTGAGTTCAAACAAGAAGTCAAAGAACTGCTGAACAAATTGATCTCTGAAGTTAGAAAACTAGACACCATGCACATGGAAATGATCTATACCAAACAGATGCCGTCTATGGGTTCCGATATGAAACAGAATATAGTAGCTATTCGTAAAAAACTAGATAACAAATTAAAAAATCTAGACTAGTTTCACTCTAATTAGATGCTGCCAAAGTTCTTGATGGTTATAGTCCCTATCATACCAGCATGAGATTGACACTGATATCTATAGTTGCCTGATATAGAATCAGGAATCTTCCAATACAAAGTACCCGATGACTTGCCCTGTGCTGCTGCCCCTGTGGTCACAACTCCGCTGGTGGTTACATGCACCAATCCAGTGTTGTAATTGGTACCGGTGTTGTCCTGTATTAGGAACGGATGGCTAGTAGCGCCGGCCAAATTGAATGCGATAGTCGTAGCATTGATGGCATATATGGTAGGATCATCTGTGGTACCGTACTGATCAAATCTATAGGCTGATGTGCCGTTGGCAGTGACATCCAACATAGTGATCGCAGGAAGATAAAATCTATCCACGGTGAGACTTCCTGCATCGCTAAGACCAGTGAATGCAGTAGCGCCAGCGGCGACTGTGCTGGTTATAGTTACTGTGTCTGTGCCTGCATCTGTGGTAATAGAAATACCTGTACCGGCTGCTATTGTCAGTGTATCTGTGCTAGAATCTGCTACGATGTTGCTCTGTCCGGTGACTGCCACAGTGGAAAATGTATTTTGAGCAGCACTGCTATTGGTTATAGTTATCGTATCTGTACCGGCATCTGTGGTAATAGTTATACCACTACCAGCTACCAGTGTTAATGTGTCTGTGGCAGAATCAGCTACAACAGAACTTTGTCCAGCTACTGCGATAGTAGCGAAACTGTCGGATGCTGCTCCGCCGCCGCCTGCTACTGTAGCCCATGTATTATCTCCTCTGAGATAGGTAGTAGCGTCTCTAGTGCCAGACGCACCTAGTCTAAGCACAGGTACTGTCCCGCTGGTAAGTTCAGTGGCGTTCAATGCAGTAAGATTTGCACCGCTGGCGGCTGGCAGGGTCGCAGGCAATGCTGTGAGATTTGCTCCGCTTAGTGCAGGCAGTGTAGCTGGAAAACGTGCATCTGGTATAGTTCCAGCAGTCAGTTGTGTAGCATTTAACGCAGTCAGAGAACTGCCGATACCACTGAAGCTGGTAGCTGTCAATAATCCAGCGTCTGATATAGTCGCAGAACTGTTTTGAATGATTGTACCTGTGGTACCATCGTAGCGTATGATAGCATTATCCACATACCCGCCGCCTGCGCTTAATACATCCCCTGTTCCCGCGCCTGACGCTCCTGTGGGGCCTGGTGGTCCTTGTGGTCCGGGAACTCCTACGGCGGTGGTCGATTGCCTTGTCCCGTCCGCGAATACAATTTCATTGCCTACCACAACATCTGAATCAAATGCCACCGTAGGCGTAAATGTGATGGTGGAACTGTCTGCTGAATCTATTGTGGTTCCTACAAAAGTAATAGAACCTGTGCTGGTAGTTGAACTTATGGTTACGGTGTCTGTGCCAGCATTGGTAGTAATAGTAATATTAGAGCCGGCGACTAGGGTTAGTGTGTCAGCAGTAGAATCGGCTATCACAGAGCTCTGTCCTGCAACAACCACAGTGCTAAATGAATTGGGCAGACTAGATTCGCTGGCTACTGGCACCCAAGCACTGGCATGAGCGTAATACAATTTCCCCGTATCGTGTGCGTGGGCTACCATACCGTGCCAATCTACAGCAGGAACTTCACTGGTTAAATCAGCCAGTGTGTCCCAGTGGAAACGTATCTTATTTTTTTGGCCAGATACTTCCAACAGTCCGTTGATGTGCAACATACTGGCGCTATCGTGTGTATGCCAATAAACTTCAGCAAGATCGTTGACCTGACTGCCTGTACTAGGATAGTAGGCTATTCTACCAGCTACACCTGCCTGTACCCCACCACTAAATCCTGCTGAATTAGCTTTGGCAAGGAAATCTGAGTTAGTGATATTTGTTAAGTCTGCCTTAGCTAGTGTATAACCTCCCTGATATTGTCCGTCATACAAACGAAGTGTATTTGTATCTTTATCGTAGAATATTTCTCCGCGAGATCCAGTTTTTCTATCTAGAAAATCAGCATCTCTAGGTATGATTCTTAAAATATTGAGGGTTTCTCTGGTCATAATAGTATTTATCGAAAAATGATTTAGGTTTTCGCCAAATAACTATATTACAATTAAGTTAAAATATCAAAGATATCGTCTAGACAAAATAACTTTATAAAATACTAATATATCCAGCAGAATCTTCTGGCCCTGGACACACGTTTCCGACAAAATCAACATTGAGTGTTTGGCGTATTCCTGGACCTTGAGGATAAACGCCATGTAGTAACCAGCTAGGAAAAATTACGATCATTCCCGGTTTTGGAGATATATGAACTACTTTATGTTTTACCGGAGTTAATGGATGATAGGGATCGGACTGTAATACAAAATAAATTTGACCCGCTTTATCGTCGTTTTTATTTTGTTCCGGTACTTCGAGATAGGTCACAGAGCATACAGAATTTGGTCCATGATCGTGTATCGTATGATAACTGCCTTCTTCGCCGATCACAGTCCACGATCTGTTTGCTGAAATTCCTTGCCATTGACCTGGCATAAGACCGTGATGTACCAATAACTTTTGTACGGTGTTTTCATACCACAATTTAAGTTCAGCCCATCCTTGTGGTTCTTCATGAACTTGGGATGGCATCCATGACGGGTTTATTAAGTAGTGCTGTCTAGATAATGGGCCTTTAGCTGTGGTATATGATGACCAATCTTCCGACGTTACATCACTGACTACTTTTTTAATAGTACCTAAATCAGCAATGTGATCAGTGATCAGCCAATTTAATCCTTGACTAATTATCAATTTATCTGCTCTGGATTGTCAATTAGCCATTGTAACGCCTGCCTATGATCAACAAATTCTCCAGAATCGATATCCTCTTTAGGAAGATTATACGGTATTGATTCCATTAGATGTTTAGCCTGCATGTCCACATCTTTCTGTGCTAATTCTTTGCTGATTAATCCTAGACCATGCATTACTAATATCCAGTTGGCTTCTTTAAACATGACTTTTCTATTTGAAAATTCTGACTTACTAGGAAATTTGTATTTGTATAATTCTAATTTGTCTTCTAACCCCGAAGGTTTTGGAAGAGTCTTAGCAGATTTCCAAAAATCTGTGTCAGTTCTCTTAGTGATATAATGTAATGCTACATAATCTAAAATATTTTCAAGAAGTTCATCACATTCTTGATTGAATTCGTCGATCACCCGAGTAGTTTTAATTTCCGGTATATAAGCAGGTAATAAATGATTTAACTTGAATGCCTGTTGTATACTGCATCCTATTGAGCTGGCTTCTAGAGGTTCAATAAAACTGCTAGATAAACCAATAGCTACACAGTTTTTTACCCATGATTTTTCTAAACATCCTGCATCAAATTTTATTTTTTTTGCTACTTGTATTTTATGTCCATAGAGCTTTTCAACTTCGTCAACGGCCTTGTCGAAATCTATAAAACTATCATTGAACACGTAACCATTGCCGTATCGTTGTTGAGTTGGAATTCTCCATAACCATCCATTGTTCATTGCCTTTGCTAGTGTCCAACTGGGAATTTTTTCTGTGGTTTCTGTAGGGAATGCGATAGCACTGTTCATTGGAAGATATTTTTGGTAACTGCGCCATTTGACCCCCATAGTTTTGTGCAAAAGCAAACGATGAAATCCGGTACAATCGACATATAAGTCATAACTAAGGTGTTTATCAGTTGTGGTAATTAACTCTTTGATTGCGCCCTGCTCATCCAATTTAACTTCTTTGATTTCTGCTTTTATGGTGTTTATTTTTCTTTGATCGCAGAGATCGTGTAGGAATTTATTTAATTTGGTTGTGTTAAAATGAAATTGGTTTATAGTAAAGAACGGCATTCTATGCAGACTAGGTTCTATATATTTGTGAATGAGATCCTTGGGGCCTGCTCCGTTGGCTATCAGATATGAGTATACAAATTTACTGTTGCTTTGACTCTCCATGTTAAAAGCACTGCTAATTGTGTGAATATAATTTGTACCATCGCCATTCCAGTTATCAAAATTAATACCGTATTTAAAAGTACAATCAGTATGTTTGACCAGCTCAGTGGTACTGATATCACAGTGCTGCATGAAGGTAGCCCAATGTTCAGTGCTGCCTTCTCCTACCCCTACGATTCCTATCTGATCTGATTCTATCAAATCAATCTGTAGATTAGGATATGTTTTTTTTAAAATCAAAGCGGTAGTTACTCCGGCTGTGCCCCCACCTACTATAGCTATGTTATTAATCAATGTCAGTTACCTTTTAAGTTTTAAATTGTGTTTTTGTGTTCAACTGAGACACCCTCTCCGATTTCGTCAGGAGTATATTTGTTGGGACCTTCGCAGAAATATATTGTAGCATATCCTAGGTATATGCTTCTAACATAATCAAATTCCCAAGTGAGTATATTTTCTAATCCGATATTTTTCCAGGTTAGTTTCCATGACGGATCAATGTCGTCCATGTGATCGTATTTGAATTCATAGACAATTGTACATTTGGCCTGCCATTTGAATTGATTTATCAATCCTCGCGGGTCATTTACTAGTTCTAACGCTGTTGCAAATATCACAGTATCAAAATCTTTTGGTAAATTAGATGCATCAATGAGTGTTGTTGAAGGATCAATGGCGTGGAAAACCGACGGTGTTGTTGGTTTTTTTATAGCATCCGTGGGGTTTCCGATGTAGAGGACCTTTCCGTCTTTTCCGATAAACTGAGAAATTATTTCGTCATGATGCATGTCTATCTCCTATGCAACTACTTATTTTACAGTAATAAGATATGAGATCAAATATGAATTAATACCCGTATAGTTCCCAACCGTAGCTGGCCCAACCGCTACCACCGCTTGTAACAACTATGCGGTATGCTAGGTATGGTGTAGTATTGGTTGATTGGTAATCCAGTGCTTGGCGGTCAAATGCTGAGCCTGGGCCGCCACCGTCACCTGTAATAATTGTGGTCCAGTTTCCAGCATTATGGAAGTTTGCACCTTGACCACTATCGTTACTACCTTGAATAGTAAATGCTTGTAAATGGTTAGTGTGAGCAATTAGACGTAGTTGATTTACAACAACTCCGTTAGGATATTTGTTACCCATGTAAACTGCACAAATTCCGTTAAAAACAGCTGGACTAGAATGCCAACCGTAGCTTAGACTTCGCGTACGATCATCTCCCAGGCCATCGCTGGCCGCTGATCCAGCACCGCCTGCACCGTTATTTCTTACAGCAGCGTTTTGCATATTCTGTTGACTATGTGGCATGTCAGCAGTATTAAGAGGAAGTTTAGGAACGTATTCTAAAATTGTATATTGTCCCGGCACACTTTGGCCGCTGCCACTACCGTCCCACCACTCAGTGTGGAATAGATGCGCATTGTGATTACCGTCTACGTATGCTCGATATCTGTGCCCCATACGAGCTTTTTGTCCAGCGCCCCAGCTTGGAATATCCCATTCTATGGCGTTGGTATTTTCTATTTCGTGTCCGCCTCTAGTAAAGCGGCCATACTCTATGTCATCTCTGTAAAAAATATAGTGCATTATCATGTGGCTGGAACCATAGTCTCTGGTGTGAATGCACCATGTGGATCTTATTCTACTGTCTGATCTTACTGGAGTAAAATCGGCATAGCCTCCAGGCATCCAATAATAGGTGTTATCACCACGAATCCAGCCGTTTCGGTGTGTGTAACTTACTCGTTGAACTACCCTGTGAGCGAAATCTTGTATGTTTCTGGATATTGATCCATCTTCACTTTGAATGGTTGAAACGTTTAATTGGGCGGTCATGGTGCTGTCACATACTCCTCTACCATTACGTAACTTGGTACTGATCTACTAGTGTCGCTGCCGTCAAGCCAACGACGGCCGTTGAAATGTGTTGAGTGCGTTCCGTCACCGTATTGTCTAACTTGATATCCCATCATACCTGCTCGCCCCGCACCCCAACTAGGAACTTCCCATCTATGAACATGTGCATGACTCATGTGCGTTCCTGATTTACTGTGACGAGCATATTCTTGACCACCTGCATAAAATTTCCAATGAGTGATACTGTGGCTATTTTGACGATGCCCCACAGGAGCATTGCAGGTATATACCAATATACTGTTGCTATACATGGGAGTAATACTCAAAGAATTTCCTGGAATTGGTCTGTATTCGTTTCCTGGATTCCAAAGTCCTCCACCGCCTTGCTCTGGATTTCCACCACCGTGGAATCGCTTGTAAATTCTCTGCACCAATCTTCTTTGAAAATAAGTGGTGGCTAAACTGACACTGGCAGTTGAGTTAGTAATGGTATTAACTCTTAAAGTTGCAGTCATAATTATTTAGGATACTTGGCTTTGATTTCTAATCTACGTGCTTGTAATGCCTCAGCTTTTTCGGGACGATTTTCAACTACCATTTCCCATAGTGCAACTAGAATTTCATCTTTACCGGGGTATTCACCAGGTGTTGATCTTTTCTGGGCAATTTTCATCAATCTAATTTCTTCTTTGATTGTTTCCCATTTAGCAGCTAATGCTTCTCTGCTGGGCATTGGTTCGCTTGGTTCCATCCACGAAATATCTTCATAGTTGGGGCCTCTTACACCGTACTGGCGACCTGCATAGAATCTATGCATAACTTCACCGAAATCTATTTCACTTGACATGTTTTATCTCCTAATCTTTTGGTTGTATAATACCATAATGTTATTTAGCGGGCAGTAACTATGCCTTCGGTATTATCAGCACCGGCTGGTAATCCTGATTGTGCCCATTCTTCAACTATTAACTGTCCGTAGGCGTTTTGAGTTGATGTAGTGCCGTTCCAATAGTATGTTCTATACAGTCTAGTTTCGTGGTTGTCGTTGGTATGAGATCGTACTTGATATCCAATACGTCCAGATGATGTACCCCAACTTGGTACATCCCACTTCAGTGTATTTCCATCTTCCACATGTGTGCCGCCCATACCATGTCTATAATAAAGAACACCATTAACATAAAATCTCCAATGGCTGATACTGTGGGCGGCGTTTGACCAAGCTGTTGGCACACGCCAAATAAACACAATCCTGCTGTCTGCACGTTGGGGAGTAAAATCTACAAATCCTCCTGGTGCCCAGTTGCTGGTAGTGTCCGGATTCCATTCTCCTGAGGTATATTGACTATGATATCTTTGTATGCATCTAGTAGCCAGTTCTCTGATAGGAATTACCAGTGATCCAGTGCTGCTGGCTATATAGCTGGTGGTTAAAGTACCCATTATAACACGATCTCCTCGATGAACAGCTGTCCGCGACAATTCTGATTTGATCCAACACCATCCCAGTATTCTGTGGTATACATTCTAAATTCGTTGCTGTCATTACTATGGGCGCGATGTTGAAGACCGATACGACCGGTGCTGGTACCCCAGCTTGGAATTTGAAATTGCCATATGTTGCCGTTTTCTCCGTGCTGTAGGCTGTCTTCCCAGCGATAATAAATTATGTTGTTGGCGTAAAAATACCAGTTTCCAATAGCATGTGTTGATCCACCGGCTCTTGCTATTGGTAGCCTCATAGTATAACTAATAACGCTGTCTGCTCGTTTTGGAGTGAAATCGTAAAAAGCGCCTGGCACCCAGTTGTATGAATTATCTGGATTCCATACCCCGGCGGTATAATCCTGTCTAATATATTGTATGACTCGTGTGGTTAATTCTACCACAGGAATAGTCACAGATCCAGAGACATCTTGTAAGGTTGAAATCTGTACATTATTAGGCATCTATTACACTCCTGGAAGATATTCTTGAATCACGTATTGGCCGCGACAGTTTTGTACTGAGCCGCCACCATCCCAGTATTGCGTACAATAAGGTCTAACTTCGTTGTTATCGTTGGCATAGGCCCGCATTTGGTAGCCGATACGTCCTGAAGCTGTGCCCCAGCTGGCCACATCCCATACATAGGTACGCATATCTTCGTGATGTTCTCCAGATACTCCATGTCGTCCTTGCTCAGCACCGTTGGCATAAAATATCCAGTGACTGATAGCGTGTGCTGAGCCAGAATTTCTTGCATAAGGAATCATGCAGGTCATGCGTATTCTAGATGTTGCCAGCAATGGAGTGTAGTCGTTGAACATACCAGGAATCCATGCATAGGTGGTATCAGGATTCCATTGACCACCATCATAGGTGGCTCTTGCTTCTTTGACCACACGATGTCCTAACTCTGTTAAAGGTATAGGAGTTGAATTAGGATCAAAACTAAGAGAATTTGTGATAAGTGTGCTCATGTTATTGGCAAATATTCCTCTACAAACAGTTGGCTGGTTCCAGTTTGATTTGATCCAACACCATCCCAATGGTGCGTACCAAAAAATCTAGGTCGGTTGCTGCCGCCGTGCCGTCTTATTTGATATCCGATACGAGCACGACTAGTACCCCAGCTGTCAAATTCCCATACATAGGTGTGTCGATATTCTGGGCTCTGACCTGCTATGCTGTGCCGGCCTTGTTCGGTGCTGCCGTTGCTGTAAAATACACAGCTGGAAATTGCATGACCGTCGGTGTGTGCGAAATTAAAACACCAAGTGGCTCTAATTCTACTTGATGCCGAAGCTGGCTGATAATCAACCCATAATCCTGGAGCCCATGCGTAAGAGTCGCTGGGTTCCCAACTACCATTTTGATAGGTTTGACGATATTCTTTAATAGTACGCTGACGTAGTTGAGTCAGTGGTAAAAGATATTCTTGATTTTGATGTTGTAGATTATCTACCCTTAGTGTTGTCATAGACCGAATAATCCTCGTTGGGCTCTCTGATTACCTGCTGGCTTCCCGTCTGGACGCTCAGGCCATGTTACACCAAAGATTTCTCTCCCACTGAGTGTAGCATTGCCTACTTGATCGGTGATATCAGCTAGAGCCTGCATGTAGTCCCGCCATTCTTGGGGAACAGGTTCCCCAGTTCTAGCTGCTCGTAATGTAACCCAATCTACTTCACGCATGCGTTCATCGCGCATTTGACGCAGTCTTCGTAATGGAGCTGCCGCTAGTAATTCTTGAGCTTTTGCAGTAATCTCTTCATCTGTGGGTCTAGCTTCTGGATCGTCATCCCAAACTAGAGTAGCTAGGTCATCAGCTTCGATGCTCCATTTATTATTAGGACACAGCACGCCCAGTGCTGTTGCCACAGGTAAAATTTTAGTTTGTTCGTCTGCCATTGTATTAGATCCTTATTATTCTTTAAAATGCTATTTCTTGTGCGATTCCAAAGCTCACGCCAACTTCATGATCGTCTTGACCGTTTAGGTAACTGCCGTAGGTGGTATTTAACATGAACTCATGGTTGCTGCCGCCACTACTACGTGCAGCAAATCCGTAGGTTACTGGATCTGTGGTTCCCGGTCTGTCTACCCAAGGCAAGCAGATATGACCCGGTGTTGATGAATCGTTATTGTCATAGCGACTAACACCTGCACCAGTCCATCTACTATTGTATGTTTGATCGTTGACGTTGGCAAATGACGCACCGACTAACATTCCGTCTCTGACTATGTTAAACACAATATTGTTTGTGGCTTCATAGGCCACACAAAATTCCACAAAGATATAACTGTCTAGACTTTTTGGAGTGATTGTAACATCCAAGGGACGTATGATGGTGCCACCTTCTGAGATACCCGTGGCAAAAACATCGCCTCGGCTTCCACCGTCGTTGTTAG